CAGGATCAGGCGAGAAGATGCGTAAGGTAGGGGCTAAGGGTGCTCCTACTGCTAAAGCTTTTAAGGAAGCTGCTAAGACAGCTAAGAAGAAATGATTAAGAAGGGTAAAGAAACCTTTGCTGGATACAATAAACCTAAACGTACTCCTGGACATCCTACTAAATCCCATGCTGTGTTAGCTAAGTCTGGAGATACAGAGAAGCTTATTCGTTTTGGTCAACAAGGTGTAAGCGGAGCAGGTTCAAACCCTAAGACTCCAGCAGAGAAAGCTAGACAGAAGAGCTTCAAAGCTCGACATGCTGCAAATATTGCTAAAGGTAAGCTATCTGCTGCTTACTGGGCTGATAAAGTTAAGTGGTAAGTATTGACTTTTAATTAATTTTATGGTATAATATAGAGATATGAACTACATTCAACTAGTAAATGATGTGCTGATACGGCTTCGTGAGCCTGAGGCTTCCTCGGTCTCTGATAATGCCTATGTAAAATTGATTGCTAGGTTTGTCAATGATTCTAAAAGAGTCGTAGAAGACTCCTACAACTGGAATGCCTTATCTGATACTTTATCTGCTACAACCACAGCAGATGTGTTTAACTACGTTCTAGTAGGTTCAGGACAGAGATTCAGAGTTATTGATGTTATTAACGATACTCAGAACTCATTCGTAGAACTAGCCTCTACTAAGTGGATGGATCAGCAGTTCTTAATGACTACTCCTCAGAAGGGGTCTCCTGCGTACTATAACTTCAATGGTGTTAATTCCAGTGGAAATACTCAAGTAGACTTATATCCTATTCCTAATGGTGCTTACAATCTTCGATTTAACATTATTAAACCACAAGTACCCTTAGCAGTTAACGCTGATATTTTACTTGTACCTGAAGAGCCTGTAATCCTAGGTGCTCTTGCAAGGGCTCAGGCAGAACGTGGTGAAGACGGAGGAGTACAAGCAGGGGAAACATATCAACTTATGCGTCAGAGCTTAGCAGACGCTATAGCACTCGAATCAGGACGGTATTTAGAAGAACAAGAGTGGGTCTGGAACTAATGGCTAGTCAACTACAGACAGCATCAATAGCAGCTCCTGGATTCTATGGGCTTAACCTCCAAGAATCTAGTATTACTTTGTCTTCTGGCTTTGCATTAAAAGCTCAGAACTGTGTCATTGATAAGTATGGTCGTATCGGAGCAAGACGTGGATGGACTACAGTAAATTCTGCAGTTAATACTGACTTAGGTGCTGGTAATGCAGTAGAGTTTATATTTGAATTAGTAGATGGCAGTACTAATCAAGTGATAAGTGCTGGTAATAATAAGTTATTCGTAGGAACAACTACGATGACTACTAAGACAGTTCGTAATGCTACTAACAGTGGTGACGCTACTTATACCATTACAGGTAATAACTGGCAAGGTGCTGCAATGTCTTATGGAGATATCACTGACTTTCAGCCTCATGTGTATTTAGCACAAGCTGCACATCCAATGCTAGTATATCATGAGTTACCTACTTCTGGCGGAGCATTTAATGCTCACAATAGTAATACCTTTGGTTATCAAAGAGTCGGAGATGCTGCTACGTTGCCTTCTAATCATAGCACAGCTACCTTTATGCCTAGCTGGATACTCTCAGCATACGGAAGAATCTGGTGTGGTGGTATCTCAGGAGACACTCAGACTGTCTATTTCAGTGACTTACTAGCAGGTACAGACTTTCAGAATGGCTCTGCTGGATATATTAATCTACAAGAAGTTCTCCCTAATGGAGACCCTGTAGTCGCTGCAGCAGCACATAATGGTTTTATTATATTCTTTGGTCGTAAGAACATTGCAATCTATGCTAATCCATTAGATACAGGAGCATTAACTCTTGTTGAGGTTATCTATAACGTAGGATGTATTGCTAGAGATTCAGTACAGAATATTGCAACAGATGTTTTATTCTTATCTGACTCAGGAGTTCGTAGTCTACAGCGAATCATCCAAGAGAAGTCTATGCCAATGCGTGACATCTCTAAGAATGTTCGGGATGAATTAATGACTGCTGTAGCGTCTGAAACAGACTTAACTAAGATCAAGAGTATCTACTACGAACGTGATGCTATCTATTTATTAACGCTTCCTACAACTAAGTTTGTATACTGCTTTGATACTCGTGCTCCGCTACAAGACGGATCAATGAGAGTTACAATCTGGGACAGTATAGAACCTAAAGCATTCTTTGTTACACAAGCTAGAGACTTATACTTAGGTAAGCCAGGATATATTGGTAAGTATTACGGATATGCTGATAATACTTCTAGTTATCGTCTTGCTTACTATACTAACTACTTTGACTTTGATGCTTCAACAAGTCTTAAATTATTAAAGAAGATTGGTTGGATATTAATTGGCGGTACAAATCAATCAGTAGCTGTTAAATGGGGGTTTGATTATAGCGAAAGCTATCAAGCTACTACTTATAATTTAGATCCTGCTGCAGTATACGAGTATAATAACTCTACTATAGATACTATACCTGGATCAACAGAATACAACATTGCTGAATACAGTTCAGGTATTGTTTTAGATCGTTTTAACATTAATGCTGGTGGTCAAGGAACTGTAATGCAGTTAGGCTTAGAAGCAGACATTAATGGAAACTTAGTTTCAATTCAGAAAATAGACGTAGCAATCAAGCAAGGAAAGACTTTAGTCTAAGGACACAATATGGCAAATTATACAAAAGCAACTAACTTCACAGCTAAAGATGGATTACCTACTGGCAACTCAGGCAAGATTGTCAAAGGTGCAGAGATTGATACTGAGCTAACTGCTGTTGCTTCAGCTATTTCTTCTAAGGCAGACTTGAACAGTCCTGCTTTAACTGGTACTCCTACAACTCCTACTGCTGCTACTGGAACAAATACAACACAAGTAGCTTCTACTGCTTTTGTACAAAGTGCTATCGGTGCAGCACTATCTGGTGTTATTGTAATGTGGTCTGGAACAATCGCTACTATTCCTTCAGGATGGGTATTGTGTAACGGTTCTAATAGTACACCTGATCTTCGTAATAGATTTATTATTGGTGCTCATAGCGATTCTGCTGGTGTTGCTTATACAACTATTACTGGTTCTAATACTCAGACTGGTGGTTCTAAAGATGCTGTCAATGTAAGCCATAGCCATACAGCAACTTCAACAGTTACAGACCCTGGTCACAATCACCCACCGTTATCACCAGCTACTACTTTCTGGGGTAACAATGCAACTGCAACTTCTGGTAGTCCAGGAGGCGGTGGAGAAGCAGCATCATTAACTACTGGAAACAGAACAACAGGAATTACTGTTGCTACGTCTCTCAGCACAGAAGGCTCAAGCGGTACAAATGCTAACTTGCCTACATACTATGCACTAGCATTTATTATGAAGACCTAAGATGAAAGTACCTGTAGTCTTAAGAGATGACTACACAATGTACTTAGAATTACACGATGGAGCATTGTGGTTTCATACAGATGTACATAGGTGGTCGCAGAAAGTAAAGAAAGATTTTATAAAAGATTTAGATATACTGCATACCCTAGTTAGTATTCCTTTATTAGCATTAATAGATAATATGAAACTAGCTAAGTTTGCTGAGATAATCGGTTTTAAATACGAACAACCTTTTAAAGGTAGAGATAATGAAATATATCAGATATATAGTAGGAGCATATAATGGGTAAGTTAGTTAGTAGTTTCGCAAATATATTCACAGGAGCAGATGAAACTAGAGCTTCTGGAGAAAGGGCTGCTGCAGAACAACGTGCAGCGTCTCGTGAAGGAGCTGCTGCTGCTGCGTTTAGACCAGTAGGAATGACTACTCGTTACGGGACTTCTCAGTTTACTCGTGAGATAGATCCAGCAACTGGTATTCCATATATTTCATCTGCTGGCTATACACCTTCTCCTGAGTTACAAGCTGTTCAAAATCGTGTATTTGGTCAACTTGATCCTTCTCTTCGCTATGTTGAAGAAGCTTATGGAGCTTTACAGCCATTAGCTCCTGCAACACAAAGACTCTTCCAACTAGGAGAACAATATTTAGCTGCTTCTCCTGAAGAAACTGCTCAGCGATATATTCAATCACGTCAGGCTCTGCTCCAGCCTTTGCGTGAACAGCAGGTTGCTGGTCTTCGTAGTCGTGGATTTGCTACTGGTCGAGGTGGCTTAGGAGTTCAGACTGGTACAGGTCGTGCTCCTGCTAATCCTGAGATGCAAGCATATTATAATGCATTAGCTCAGCAAGATCTACAGTTAGCTGCTGAAGCTGAACAAGCAGGACAACAACGTATTGCCTTTGGTACTGGTTTATTTGGAACAGGTGCTAATTTATTAGGCACACAATATGGAACATATGCTCAGGCATTCCAGCCATTACTAAGTACCTTAGGAGCATCAGGTCAAATAGAACAAATGGCTATGCAACCTTATCAACTAGGTTTACAACTAGGTCAAGCTGCTCAGCCAGGTGCTAGTCAAGCTGCTCAACTCTATACAGGCGGTCAGTTACAAGCTGCACAAACACAATATGGTGCAACTGCTGCAGCTAACGCAGCTAACGCTGGCTTCTGGAGTGGCTTAATAAGTGGTGGTGCTCAGGCATACGGAATGAGTCGTCGTGGTACTGGCTCAATGTATTAATTAAAGGATAATCATGGCAACTACATTCGCTAAAGGTTTATTTGGAGTCGATCCTGCTGAGTACTCCATGCAGCAACAAAAGCTGTGGTCTAATCTGTATTCACAAGCTAGTTCTCCTTATGAGAAGATGGGTATTGCTTTAGCTCAGATCGGAGGAACTGCCTTTGGATTAACTGAGACACCAGTAGATAAGAAGATTGCTGACATCTCTAAAGTTCTTAATGACATTGGTACACAGTATCAAGTAGGTACTGCGGAGTATTACAAAGCTGTTGCTGATGCATTACCTGCTGAGTATCCTGATGCTAAAGCACAAGCACAAGCTGAGTTTATTAAGTTCAAACAAAAAGAAAGTGAAATATTTGACAAAGCAAAAGACTCAGTTAGAAAAGATCCTGAGTCAGTAGATGTGTATGTTAATCCTTTAATTGTAAACATTGCAAAAAAAGCTAAAGAGTGGAACGCAGAAGAAACACCTTTGCCTACAAATAGAGAAGAACTTGTTTCTTTTGCTAAGCAGTTTAAGTTAACTAACGATCCTGATTATGGAAGAGCTTTATCTTTGTATAGAGTTTCAGAAAAAGAAGGAAGAAAAGAAACACAGGAAGAACAAACCAGACTCCTTCGTATTGAAGATCTTGAAGGTCAGATTAAAAAGAATAAAAAAGATCTTGAAGGTATTGGTAATGATTTTAAACAAGGTGCTCGTTGGAACGAAGAACGTGAAGCTGCTATTAAACTTCTAACTGCTAATGGTATTGATTGGACTAAGCCTTTAGAGCGACGAGACAGAATGAATCCTGAGCTAGTTACAGCTCAGAAGTTAGCCTTACGTAATCCTTGGACAGGTGCTGCAGCAAGTACAATTACTCCTGCTAGAGAGATTATTCCTCCTGCTCCTCGTAGAAGTACTACATCACCCACTGCACCAGCACAATCTGGATGGTCTGCTACAGTAGTTACACCTGCTAAGAAATAAGGAACACTCATGCCTTTGTTTAGAGTAACAGCTCCTGATGGTGCTGTAGTAGAAGTCAATGCTCCTGAAGGTGCTACCGAAGCACAAGCTATTGCATACGCTCAACAGCAGTATAACCCTTCTGCTAAGCAAGCCCCTGCTGTAGATCCTTTAGTAGCTGAAACAAACAAAGCTGCTATCGATAAGATTGCTCAAGCTATCCCTGAGCCAGTTAAAGAAATAGCTAGTAAGATTAGCAATGTTGTGAAGGCTGGTTATAATGCTTTACCTGAGGATGTACAAAAAGCAGGTAAATCTACTGGTAACTTCTTACTAGATTCGATTGAGATCCTTAGTCGCCCATTCCAAGCTACCTCTACGTATTTAAAAGCCATTGGACAAACTCCTGAGTTTAAGAGTGGTGCTCCGATATGGGAGATTCTTTCTGATAAGAACTTAGCAAATGCTCAGAAGGCTGGTATTCGTGGTCTTACAGGTGAAGAAAAAGCTACGTTTCAAGAAGCATTACCTGACGAGTTTCGCAGAAACAACCCTGTTAAGTCTATGTTATTTGGCTTTATGGGTGATATTTTTATTGATCCTCTTAAAGCAGGAACTGTAACTCCCTTCTTTAATACTGTTAAATCTGCTGCTAAGACAGTAGATAATTCTGTTGGTATTACTTCTCGCTTAGCAGATAATGAATTGTTCAGAGCGTTTAATATTAACACAGGTGACGTAGATAAAGCTCAGAAGCTATTCAATGATTTTCGATATGTCAGAGACAAAGCTAGAATTGAAAGTGTTCAGAATGCTAAGGCAGTAGAGAATCAAATTAAAGCATTGTCTAAGCAGACTGGTGTTCCAGTTAACGAATTAAAAGCTAAAATCGTACAAGATATTGAGACTGGTAACCTTAGTGATGATGTTATCGGAGCAATGGAGCAGAAGATCGTAGCTCGTAATCGTGAAATCTTAGAACAACAAAGAGCTGCTGGTATTGATATTAGTGACTTAGGTGAGACTTATATGCCTCACATCTTAACTAAAGAAGCTGATGATATTTTAAATAGCAAAGGGTCTAAGAACTTCTTTGGTATTCGTGCTTCTGCAAAAACTCCACAAGCATTACAACGAGAGATAGAAGGAACAGTAGCTGAGATTAATGCTAAAAATATTTACGGCACGTCAAAGTATTTTCAAGACGATCCTGCTATTCTGTCTGGTGTGTCTGAGTTCAATGCAGCTAATGCTATTGCTGGTAAAGGATTCTTAAATAAGGCTGCAGAGTTAGGTGTTCGTGCTGATGTAGCTCCTGCGAATTACGTCACAGTCCCTGAGATTCCAAGTGTGAAGTTTGCCCCTGAAGTAGCACAGCGTCTTAATAGATCGTATCAAACTCTTACAAATAATGAAGAGATTAGTAAATTTTTCAAGATATACGACGCTGCTCAGAACTGGTGGAAAATGTGGTCACTAGGTGCTCGTCCAGCATACCATGCTAAGAATACTGTAGGTAACTTGTGGAACAACTACCTTGCTGGTGTTACTACTCCTAAGCCATACGCTGATGCTGCAGCTTTCCAAGTAAAGCTTGCTAAGAATAATATGAATGGTTCTATTGCTGGGTATAAAACAGATGAACTCTATGAAGCAATGGCTACTCGTGGTATCTTTGGTGAAGGGCAGTACTCAGGAGATATTGCTAGGACTGTAGAAGACGTATTGAAAGGTGGTTCTTCTAATCCTTTCACACTATCTACTAAGAATCCAATTCTTCGTGGTGGTTTTAAAGTAGGTCAGACTATCGAAGACAATGCTCGTATTGCTTTATTCATTGACTCCTTAAATAAAGGAAAGAACTTTGAGCAAGCTGCTTCGCAAGTACGTAAGTATCTCTTTGATTACGGTGATCTAAGCCCATTTGAGCGTAGTACTCTTAAGCGTCTCATGCCCTTCTATACATGGTCTCGTAAGAACTTACCACTACAGTTAGAGGCTATTGTACGTCATCCAGATAAGGTGAATAAGCTTAACTTAGCTAAAGAGAATATTCAGTTTGAAACTGAGATACCAGACTTAGAAGATGTTCCTGATTATATTAGATCAGCTATGCCTATTTATGGTGCTGAGAAGTTTTTAGGAGAACCTGCTGTACCTGGAACTGCTAAGGCAATTACATTACAGAACTTAATTCCCTTCTCTGATCTAACTACATTTACTAAGTTCTTAGACACAGAAACTGCACCTTCTATGATAGAGAGAGGTAAACTATCTAGTACCATTTCTACTGCATTAGGAGGAATCTCTCCGTTACTAAAAGCACCTTTAGAATTCTTTTCTAACTACGATTATTTCCGTCGTAAAAACATTCAAGAATATCCTGGACAAACAGCAGATATAATGGGTATTGAATTACCTGTGCATGTAGCTAAGTTACTATCAAATATTGTAATGCTTAATGAGATTGATAGGGCTAATCCAGGAGGTGTCTTTGGTACACGCTCAGTAGATCCAATCACTAAAGAAGTTACCACAACTCCTGGGATCTTGGGTTTTACTCCTCGTGAAACTCGTATTGATTTACCTGAGGAACAACGTGAAGCACAATACTTAACTGGTGTTCGTATTTATGATATTGTCTTTGAAGATGTGGCTGAAAGAACTGAAAAGAAAATACGTAGTGATCTAAAATTCTTAGAAGCTAAGATGAAAAAAGCTGATGAAGAAGAGAAAGACCGTGAATTTTATAGGGCTGAGGAAGCTTTAGAAAAGTATCTAGATGAGTTAGATCGTATCGATGAAGCACGTAAGCGTCGGCAGGACAGAGAAAAATGAATCATGTCAGATCAATTTGGATTTATCGAAGGAGCAAAATCTGTAACAAGTAGTATGGATGCTAGTCGTGAGGCTAGTAAGTCCATTACTAAAAGCATTACCGATGTACAGAAAGACGCTGCAGCAGTAGCACAGCAGAAAGACTTAGAGCGTAAGAGGCAGCTAAGAGAATCTCAGGTCTTAAAAGAGCAGTACTTCAAGAGAGCAATGATGGAATGGCAACGTCAAGAATCCATCCGTATCGAAGAAGCTAAAGTCAAAGCTGATTTCATTAGAAAGCATGGAGCTAAACGCTGGAATGAGATCGAATCAATCAAACAAAAGATAGAGAAACAAGACAGCGAACTTACTAAAGAGTTTCAACACGATTTAGCAAAGGTTCGTCGAGCAATGTTCATGTGTTATGCAGTGGCTGCGGTCATTGCTTGGTATTTAACTTGGGGATATAAACAATGATTCCATTAATGGCACTATTCGATGTAGGTATGAAAGTCCTAGATAAGTTTATTCCTGATCCTGAAGCTAAGGCAAAGGCTCAGAAAGAGCTGCTACAGATGCAACAAGAAGGTAAGTTAGCGGAGTTAAACGCTGACAATATTGAAGCACAAGAACTTACTAAAAGACATGAAGCAGACATGGCTAGTGATAGTTGGCTGTCTAAGAACATAAGACCGATGACGCTAGTGTTTATTCTTTTGGTCTATTCTACCTTTGCTACGATGTCAGCATGGGACATAGAAGTAAACAATAACTATGTTGAACTCCTAGGTCAATGGGGTATGTTGATTATGTCCTTCTACTTTGGAGGTCGTACTCTTGAGAAGATTGTTGATATGAAGAAAGAGAAGAAAGATGAACCTAAGTCCTAACTTTACCTTAGAAGAACTTACTCACTCAGAAGTAGCAGAGCGTAAGAACTTAGACAATACCCCTAATGCCAGTGAGGTTGCTAATCTAACTCGATTGTCAGCTTTGCTTGAGCAGGTTAGAACACTCCTAAATAAGCCAATCATGATTAACTCTGGCTTTAGATCTAAACCAGTCAACGACTCTGTCGGTAGCAAGGATACTAGCCAACATAGGATAGGTTGTGCTGCTGATATCAGAGTCCCAGGAATGACCCCTAAACAGGTCGTAGAGGCTTGCATTGC